GACAAATGGGGCCAAATGATGGCTCAGAGCAAAGGTTGCACTATGGCCGAGAGGCCAGCGCGAGGTACTTGCGTGGGTGTATAGATTCAGCATTGAAAGTAAATTTAATGGAGTAGACAAATGTCTAACAGTGTAATTACAGGTGATTTATTGATGGATGCACAGCTTCTTATTGAGAAGCGAATGAGGGATGCTGGTGTTGAAAGAAGTGCCAACCAGTTGGGCAAGCAGCAGGCTCAAAGAGGGGAGTCGGGGACTCAATATGGACAGGCCATGTTGACGCATGGACTAGCCAAGTTTGCTGCAGGTATCAGTGAGGAAATGGAAGCACCAGTGGGTCGAGGTGGGCGCGCTGGTTCAGCTAGAAAATTACTTGCTGGTGGTGATGCTAATGTAATTGCGTTTGTGTTTATGAAGTTCATCATCAACGGAATCTCAATCAAGTATGGGACCCTCCAAAGCATAGTAAAGAAAGCTGCTGAACAGGTTGAGGATGAATTCAGATTGGCTGACCTGCGAAAGCAAGATGCCAAACTTTGGAAGCGTCTTGTCGATGCCTCTACTAGAAAAGAGGGACACTGGAAACGTACAGTAATCATCAACGCAATGAATGATGAGACTGCCAAGGGAACCATTAACAATTGGGAAGCGTGGACTCAGGCTCAACTCATGTCTCTTGGTTCTAAGTTGCTCACCATCCTGATTGATACTGTCGGGCTAGTGCAAATCACAACAGAGTCTAAAGGGAAAAACAACACAGTCAAAAGGCTGGTTGCTACACCTGAGACATTGGCATGGATTGATGAGAGAAGTTCTCGCATTGGACTGACTGCGCCTCAGTACAAACCTCTGGTTATTCAGCCTAGGGATTGGACTTATGACAACCTTAATGGTGGCATCTACTACTCACACTTTTGTAGACCTGTCAGGTTTGTTAAGACCAACAACAACAACTACATGGATGAACTTAAGGCTGCTGAGATTGATGTCATTCTTCATGGTGTCAATGCTATGCAGAAAACAGCTTGGTCTGTTAACACAGACATACTGAACCTCATCAATGAGATGTTTGAACTGGGGGTGGAGTGGTGTCCGAGCATACCACCTAGATGGAATGAGCCTGAACTAAACTCAGATGATTTCCAACTAGAAACCAAGCAGCAGTGGGCCGCATTCTATAAAGAAAAGAATCGCATCGAAGCTAGCAATCGTGAGTCCGCAGCCAAGCGCATATCATTCAACAGCACTATGGAAGCAGCAGAAGAATTCTCTGAATACGATGAGTTCTTCTTTGGATACAACCTCGACTTCAGGGGGCGTATCTATGCTGTCTCAGCTTACAATGGGATGGGACCCGATGAAATGAAAGCCACCTTAAAGTTTGCTAATGGCAAGCCATTGGGTGAGTCAGGTTGGAAGTGGCTAGCCATTCACCTCGCCAACTGCGGTGACTTTGATAAGGTGTCTAAGGATACACTTGAAGCACGGGTGCAGTGGGTGATGGACAATGAAGATTGGATTCTTCAATGTGTTGAGAAGCCCTTTGAGAATCGAAAGTGGTGTGATGCTGACAAGCCGCTACAGTTCATGGCTGCTGCTATGGAATGGAAAGGATTCCTTGAGCAAGGTGATGCATTCGTATCATCCATACCTATAGCCCTTGATGGCAGTGCTAGCGGACTCCAACATCTGAGCATGGCTACACTATGCACAAGCACAGCCCGTAACGTAAACATCCTACCTAACGAGAAGCCTATTGACCTCTATCAGATTGTCGCTGACAAGGTTGTGACTCAGCTACGTAAGGACTCTGAGAAACCACATGACCACTGGGGTCCAGACATCTTCAACAACATGGGAGTGAGGGTCCCAAATTACACTGAGCTTGCGCTTGAGTGGTTGAAGTATGGGTTCGGTAGGTCATGTGCCAAGCGTTCTGTTATGACCTATAGCTATGGCTCCAAACAATATGGTTTTAAGAATCAAATCCAAGAGGACATCATGCATCCACTGCTCCGTGAGTGTAACAAGACGGGTGCAGATTTCCCGTTCAGTTATGATAATGGTTATCGTGCAGCATCATACATTGCAAGGTTGCTTTGGGATGCTGTTGTAGATTCTGTTAAGAGGCCAGCGCAGCTAATGGATTGGCTCACTGATGCAGCCAGTAAGGTTGCCAAGGAGAAGTTTGAAATGCCAGACGGGACCATGCATGCAATGCCTGTCAGGTGGACCACACCTCTTGGATTTCCTGTCATGCAATCCTACTACGACACTAACCCAAGGCGTGTTAAGACCAGCATCAATGGCAGCTTAATCTACCTTACTTTAAAGGAGCAGACCGACCAGATATGCACTCGCAAATCTGCACAAGCTATGGCCCCTAACACAGTCCACAGTTGGGATGCCTCGCATCTTGTGCTATCGGTGTCCAGAGCAGCAGAGTCTGGTATCACAAGCTTCTCTCAAATCCATGACTCATTTGCAACAGTCGCTGGTGACACGGATGAGTATTGGCACATCATCAGGGAGAGTATGGTTGAGATGTATGAGGCTGGTGACATTGTCCACAACCTTTACTTGGAGCTACGCGCTCAGATGAAACCTGAGAACAGGGACGACATTCCACTGCCACCCAACAAGGGTACGCTGGACCTAGCCTTGACAGTAGAGTCTCGTTATTCTTTTGCATAATACTTTCAGTACGGAAGTAGTTGCAGATAGCAAAGGTTGCACTATCACGGAGAAGAATCCGTACCAAGCTAAATAGCTAACAGCCCCTCGTTAAACAGGGGCTTTTTTGTGGAGGTCACAAATGACTTACGAACAAATGAAAGCCGCCTTACTAATTATGAATGGTGAGCTTCTACCAGTAGACCTGACTGCTGCATTAGCAGGGCAGGGAATTTTAATAGACGAGTTCATAAAGAACTTTTCAAAATAACACTAGCTTTAATAAGCACCTGACAACTAGGAAATATTTATGTCACAAAAATTACCAACAATCGTCACACCTGAAGGCCGTACCGAATGGCTTAAGGCCTTTACCCCAGATTATAAGTTCAACGAATTGGGGGAATATGGTTGCACCTTAATCATTGAGAACTCAGCAGCACTTCCATTGATGGAAAAGCTTGATTGGTACATGCAGTCCTCCATTGAACATGCGATGGATGAGACAGGCAAGACGAAGGATAAGATTAAAACCAACCCACCCTACTCTATTGATGATGAGACAGGTGATGTGTCGTTCAAGTTCAAGCTTAAGGCAAAAGTGCAGGGTCGCAATGGTGACTTTGAGCAGAAGCCTTTGGTCATTGACGCACGTAAGGTCCCCGTTACTGATGAGGTTCCAACATGGAATGGCAGTCGGGTACGCATTGGGTTCCAGCCTGTAGTTTATTACACGGGTTTGGTTGGCGCAGGCGTGTCACTGCGTATGAAGATTGTCCAGTTGATTGAAGCACTGGATGGTGGCGGTGGTGCAGGAGCAGCGTCTGGGTTTGATGTCGAAGATGGCTTTGAGTTTGTATCTGCTGGAAGCCCTGCACCTTTAGTTCCACTAGCAGAGGCGAGTGAAGACTTTGACGACATCCCCTTCTAAAGACTATTTCGTAGGTCTTAAGTATGGGTTCCGTTCAGGACTTGAGAAGAGAGTTGCCGATGAGCTTAACAGCCAAGGCATCTCGTTCTCTTACGAGGAAATGAAAATCGAATACACACGACCAGCAAGGCAGTCTAAGTACACACCTGACTTTGTCTTAACCAATAGCGGAATCATTGTGGAAACAAAGGGCCGCTTCATGACCGATGATAGAGCCAAACATTTATTGTTGAAATCGGAGCATCCACATCTGGACATACGCTTTGTTTTCAGCAATCCAAAACAACGAATCAGTAAAGCTTCCAAGACTACATATGCTATGTGGTGTGAGAAGCACGGATTCAAATATGCCAAGGGGAGTATACCAATCGAATGGCTAAGAGAAACAAAACCGAATACCTAATCATTCACTGCACGGCAACCAAGCCTAGCATGGATATAGGTTTGACTGAGGTGGATGCATGGCATCGACACAGAGGATTTTTTGGGTGTGGTTATCAACTGATAATCAGGCGTGATGGCATCGTTGAGAATGGACGCAGCATTGGTGATGTTGGCGCACATGCAAAGGGCTACAACCACAACTCTATCGGCATCGCGATGGTTGGTGGAGTCACTGAAGATGACGTTTCTATTTCTGAAAATAATTTTACGGACATTCAGTTTGATGTTCTTTCAGATGTCATCACCACGCTTCAACTTTCATATGGAGACATTGAAATCCTAGGACACAGGGACCTCCCTGATGTGAAGAAAGACTGCCCTGCTTTTGATGTCAAGGAGTGGTTGAAATAGCAAAGGTTGCACCATCACAGTAATCAAACTGTATGCCCTTTTCGGAGGGCCATCATTCTTATGAACTCAACAACCGAGAGAAAAACTATGACCCAATCTAATCAAGTAATGACACACCTAGAAACTGGACGCTCGTTAACTTCCATCGAAGCCATTGGCCTTTATGGAATCACCCGACTAGCTGCTGTGGTCCACTCACTACACAAGCAAGGCCGAACCATCAACGTGAACATGAAGACTGGTGTTCGTGGTAAAGCCTACGCTAGCTACTCACTGTAATGAGCAAGCGCGACCAAGATGATAGCCCAATGGTTGGACGCGAGAGTTGCCCTAGCTGTAACTCACGCGACAACCTAGCACGTTACGCCTCTGGTAGAGCTTACTGCTTCTCCCTTAACTGTGACCACATGGAGTGGCCTGATGAGGGTGGAGACACCACAACTTTTAGGAGTAGCAAACGCATGGCAAGTTCATTGATAGATGGTGAAGTCCGTTCACTGAGACAACGTGGAATCACTGAAGAGACAGCCCGTCACTTTGGTTACAAGGTTGGTAGTCACAACGGACAACCAGTTCACATCTGTCCTCTTCACAATGTTGAAGGCAAGCTGGTCGCACAACAACTACGCACTGCAGATAAGAGCTTCCCCATCTTGGGTGACTTCAGTCAGATGCCTATGTTTGGCACTAACTTATTTGAGTCAGGCAAGAAGCTTGTAATCTGCGAAGGCTCCATAGACGCCATGTCTATTTCACAGGTCCAAGACAACAAGTGGCCTGTTATATCTGTGCCAAATGGTGCAGCAGGTGCAGCTAAATCTGTTGCTGCGAACATGGGTTACTTTAATAAGTTCTCAGAAATTATCCTACTGATGGATGGAGATGCAGCAGGTGAGGCAGCAGCCAAATCTATTGCACCATTGTTCCCTGCAGGTAAATGTAAGATAGGAACTATCAATGGTTTCAAGGATGCCAACGAAGCGTTGATGGCAGGTAAGCATCGTTTAATTATGGATGCTATATGGAATGCAAAGACGTTCAGGCCTGATGGTATCGTGAGTCTTAAAGACATACGAGCAGAACTTGATAAGCCTGTGGAATGGGGCCTGCCTTGGTTCCTTAAGACGCTCAATGATAAGACCTATGGACGGAGGTATGGTGAGGTTTATTGTTTGGGTGCAGGAACTGGTGTAGGCAAGACTGACTTCTTAACACAGCAAATCATCTACGATATGCAAGAGTTAAAAGAGAGAGTCGGTGTGTTCTTCTTAGAGCAGATGCCCACTGAGACTGCCATTCGTTTAGCTGGTAAACATGCTGGTAAATTGTTCCACATACCTGATGGTGATTGGACCAATGAACAACGCAGTCAAGCCATTGATGCACTCGAAGAGTCTGACATGATTCGCCTCTATGATTCCTTTGGAGTCTGCGAGTGGGATGTTGTTAAGTCTAACATTGAGTACATGCATCACTCCGAAGGTATCTGTGTGTTCTACGTTGACCATCTCACAGCACTAGCCACAGGGCAGGGTACTGATGAGCGTGTTGAGTTGGAGCGCATCACTTCTGACATAGCCAAACTAGCAAAGAGGCTAGGCATTATTATTATGATGGTGTCTCACTTAGCTACGCCTGATGGTAAGCCCCATGAAGAAGGTGGTCGTGTAAGCATCCGCCACTTCAAAGGCTCCCGTGCTATCGGCTTCTGGTGTCACTACATGTTCGGCATGGAGCGTGACCAACAAGCTGAGAACATTAAGGACAGGCAGACTACTATCTTCCGTGTTCTTAAGGACCGCTACACAGGTCAGTCTACTGGCATGACCATACCACTTAACTACAACCAAGCAACTGGACATCTCTACGAGCAGACTGTGTTTGACATAGTCCCTGTTGATGATGTGATGGCTGTGTTCTAAGGAAACATTATGAAACTCATTGTTGATATTGAAACAAACGGACTGCTAGATGAGCTAACAACCATCCACTGTATCGTGGCTAAAGATGTTAACTCAGGTGAGGTTCATTCCTTTAGACCTAACGAGATAGACAAGGGCATCAAGCTGCTTGAATCTGCTGATGAGTTAATAGCTCACAACGGAATCAAGTTTGATGTGCCTGCTATCAAAAAGCTATACCCATCATTCAAATCACCATCAATGGTGGACACTCTTGTATGTGTCAGGTTGATTTGGTCCAGCATTAAAGAGGACGATGCTGTCCGCTTAGAAATAGAGCCAGGATTTCCTAGAAAGATGTTTGGGTCCCACTCTTTAAAGGCTTGGGGTTACAGGTTAGGTAACCATAAAGGTGACTACGCACAGCAAGAAGCAGCATGGGATGTGTACTCTGAAGAGATGCTCACCTACTGCCAGCAAGATGTTGAGGTAACTGCTGACTTGTATGCTGAGATAATCAAACAGGACTACAGCCCTCAGTCATTAGAGCTTGAGCATCAGGTTGCTTGGGTCATGGCTAAACAAGAGCGCAATGGTTTTGTGTTTGATGAGAAGAAAGCTGCGCTACTTTATCGTGAACTATCTTCCAAGAGGACAGACATCAGGGCAAAGCTAGATGGTTTGTTTAAGCCTTGGATTATTGCAGGTCCTCTCAAGACACCTGCCCGAACAGTCAACTATAAAGATGTAACTCGCGCATCAATGGTTGCTGATTGTTCATTCACGCCTATCAAAATCGTGGAGTTCAATCCATCATCGCGTGCTCACATAGCAGACCGCTTAATGAAAGTGCGTGGATGGAAACCTAAAGAGTTCACCAAGAGTGGTCAGGCCAAGGTTGATGAGACTACGCTTACGGGAATCCCGTACCCCGAAGCTAAAGTCATGGCTGAATACTTCATGCTACAGAAGCGCATAGCTCAGTTGTCTGACGGAGCGCAAGGCTGGTTGAAGGTTGTGAAGTCTGGAAAGATTCATGGCTCAATCAATCCCAATGGTGCTGTCACAGGCCGAGCAACACACGCATACCCTAACATTGCACAAGTGCCCTCACTCTCTGCACCCTATGGTCAGGAGTGTCGTGAGCTATTCACTGTCCCCCAAGGATGGAAGCTCATGGGTGCAGATGCTTCTGGCCTAGAGTTAAGATGCCTCGCACATTACATGGCTGCTTATGATAGAGGTGAGTACGTGAAGGTTGTTCTTGATGGTGACATCCACACAACCAACCAACTAGCAGCAGGCTTACCTGACAGGCCAAGCGCAAAACGATTCATCTATGCTTTTAATTATGGCGGAGGTGACCAGTTAATCGGTGAGTTAGTAGGCGGTGGTCGTAAGCAAGGCAAAGCTATCAAGGAGAGATTCTTAAAGAAGACTCCAGCATTAGCCAAGCTACGTGACCAAGTAATGGTAAGCAGTGAGCGTGGGTTTATCTATGGCTTGGACCGCAGGCGTGTGCATATCAGAAGCCCACACTCAGCATTGAATGCGTTGCTTCAAAGTGCAGGCGGCATTATCTGTAAGCAGTGGTTGGTCCAGTTTGTTAAGGCTATGAAAGCTGCTGGATTTAAACATGGATGGGATGGTGACTTTGCAATGTGTGCATGGGTCCACGATGAAATCCAAGTTGCTTGCAAGGCTGAGATTGCAGAACAGGTAGGGGATATTGCCGTAGCTTCTATCAAAGAAGTCACCAGCATCTTCAACTTTCAATGTCCACTAGATGGAGAATTCAATGTCGGAGACAACTGGGCAGCTACTCACTAAGGTATTAATCCATGCCTATCAATACCCCTTCACAACACGCAGTGACTTTGCAAGAAACAATGCTGAGTTGGTGGCTGTGTGTGCGTGCGAGGGATTCATATCAACAAAAACTGTAGGCACAAACCAATTCGGTAGGCGGTGGCATATCACTGTCATGGGTCTGATGCACTTACGAGAATCAGGTGAGCAACAATGACTGAAAAATTTAAAGACAAAGTTAAATTGGGTATGAGTCCCAGTGCAGATGTGAGTTGGTGGGACTGCCGTAATGGACAGGTTCAGTACATCGACCACATGGGTAATGATGCCAGTGTAGTCAGAGCAGCGCGTGTCTCATTTGCTGCTGACGATACAGAGTTTGATGCGGTAAAAGATGCAGGCTTGATTAACTATCTAGCCAAGCATAAGCACTGGACTCCATTCTCTCACACATCAATCACCCTGCGTATGACTGCGCCTGTTCCTATCCGCACTCAGTGTTTCAAACACAAGGTTGGTTTCACTGAGAACGAAGAGAGCAGGCGTTACATTAGCAGCAGCCCTAAGTTCTTTATCCCTCGTAAGTTTAGGAAGCACCCTGAAGGTTCTATCAAGCAAGGGTCTGGTGAGGACATGCATCCAACAGGCGATAAGTATTGGCGCAGGCATTTCCAAACTGTAAACACCATGTGCTTGGACTCTTATCAAATGGCTATTGATGGTGGCATGTGTCCTGAACAAGCAAGGCTCCTGCTTCCCCAAGGGATGGAGGTCAGTTGGTATTGGACAGGCTCACTGTCTGCCTACGCTAGGTTCTGCAAGCAACGCATGGACCCTCATGCTCAACAGGAAATACAAGTTCTGGCAGGTTCAGTCTCAAAAATACTAAGCGAACTTTATCCCCAAAGCTGGGAGGCTTTAACCAATGATTGAAACATTAATGATGGTCGCTGTTTGTCTTAGCTTTTCTGTTGTGTCTGTAGCACTGGCGTTTAGCTTTGCAATGAATGCGTATCTAGATTGGCAGGAACAAGCTGTCGCAATCAAGTACGGCATCCGTGTCATAACAGACCGCAACTCTAAAGGAGAAGAAGATGAAGACCCTACTGATTGATGGTGACATCCTAGCATTCCAAGCTGCTGCTGCAACTGAGGTTGCCACCAAGTGGGATGATGATGTGTGGACCCTGCATGCATCTGAAGATGATGGTATTCGTCACATTGAAGATGCGTTAACAAGCATTAAGAAGGCGACAGACTGCAGAGTTATGCGTGTGTTTCTTACAGGTAAAAAGAACTACCGCACTGACATCTTAGAATCTTACAAGGCTAATCGTAAAGATACTCGTAAGCCTATGACTTTAGGTGCGCTTAAGAACTGGTTGGTTAATGCCTACGATGCTGAACTCAATGAGCCTTATGAAGCTGATGACTTGATTGGTATTGCAGCCACTGATGACCCAGAAACAATCATTGTATCTGAAGACAAGGACTTCTTATGTGTGCCATGTCAACTGTACAACCCACGCCATTCAGACAGGGGTGTGGTTACTGTTACTACAGAGATGGCAGACCGCTATTTCTATTCCCAAGTTCTAACAGGTGACACTGCTGATAACTATAAGGGATGTCCCCAAGTTGGACCTGTTAAAGCTGACAAGATTCTTGATGCTGCTGAGGCTGACTACTGGCCTGCTGTTGTTACTGCCTTTGAGAAGGCTGGCCTGACTGTTGATGATGCTTTAGTTCAAGCACGTTGCGCTCGTATCCTACGAGTTGGCGACCTAATCCCTGACCAAGAGGAACCACCATTATGGACCCCACCATAAACTTAGCGTCTGACTTCCAAGAAGGGGGTGACCATTACAAGCACCCCATCCAGCCTATCGAATACATCATGAAGAACGAACTAGATTTCTGTGCTGCCAACATCGTGAAGTATGCGACACGCGCACCGCACAAAGGTCAGTTTGAATCTGATGTTAAAAAGATTATCCACTACGCACAGCTATGGCTAGAACTCCAGCATCTTAAGTATGACTAAATACTTTCAGTTCTGAAGTAAGTACAACATGGAATAAAAACCCTATGATAAATAATCAATCCCGTGTAATCAGTTGGTTTAGCTGCGGTGCTGCCAGTGCCTATGCAACTTACCTAGCATATGAAAAATATGGAGACAGGATGGAGGCTGTTTATTGCAGAGTTAAAGAAGAGTCTAAAGATAACCTGCGTTTTCTAAATGAGTTTGTAGAAAAGACAGGCATACCTGTAAAGATAATAGGTGATGAGTCAATGGACTACTCTATCTTCAAAGTGTTTCACAAGCGTAAGTTTATTAAAGGGCCAACAGGTGCGCCATGCACAATGATTCTTAAAAAGAATGTACGTAAAGATTACCAAAGGCATGGCGATGTACAAATCTTTGGATACACCATTGATGAGATGAGCAGAGTTGATAGGTTTATTGATTCCAATAATGAAGTCGATACTGATTTCATACTGGTGGATAAGTCTATTACAAAGCCAGACTGCATGAGGTGGTTTAGTCGCATGGGGTTTACGTTGCCTGAAATGTACAGGCTAGGGTACGCCAACAACAATTGTATCGGATGTGTAAAGGGAGGAATGGGGTATTTTAATGCAATCCGTGTTGACTTCCCTGAAGCCTTTAACAAGCTAGCCAAGCTTGAGAGAGACATAGGCCATGCAATAAATAAAGACAAAGATGGGCCTGTGTATCTAGATGAATTACATCCAGACCGAGGCAACTTTAAACGTGACCAACCACTTGACTGTGGATTCTCATGTGAGTGGGAGCAAGGAAAACTAATATGATTATAAAATTTTATACTGAAGGGTGTCAGCCTTGTAAAGCAGTCAGCACTGTCCTCAACCATGAAGAGGTTGACTATGATGAAATCGACATAGGCAAGGACATTGACGCAGCAATACATTACAAAGTTCGTAGTGTACCAACAGTAATCAACACAGAAACTGGAGCCACACTAATTGGGTTCAAAGGAATCAGAGAAACAACGGAGTGGATACATGAGCATTGTAGTTGATTACAGCCGTAACAAATTACTGTCCGACCAAGCATCAACACTTCTTAGTGACTACTACTGTCGTGAAGGTGAGGACCCACAAGATGCATATGCTAGAGCAGCTATGGCTTATTGTCGTGGTGGACGCGGTAAACACGACCACTCTTTAGCTCAGAGAATCTATGACTACGCCAGCAAAGGTTGGTTCATGTTCTCATCCCCACTATTATCAAATGCCCCAGCGCAAGGAGAGAAGGTTCGTGGACTTCCTATTAGTTGTTTCCTTAGTTATGTTCCTGACAGCCTCGGTGGTCTTATCGACCATACGTCAGAACTACGATGGTTATCCGTTAAAGGTGGCGGAGTGGGGGGCCATTGGAGCGACATCCGTTCTGTTAGTGACGTTGCTCCTTCACCAATTCCTTTCCTAAAGACTGTCGATAGTGACATGACTGCGTACAGGCAGGGCAAGACTCGCAAGGGTTCTTATGCTGCATACATGGATGTCAGTCACCCAGACATAGTTGAGTTCATTAACATCCGTGTACCCACAGGTGGTGACCCGAATCGCAAAGCGTTTAATATACACAACGCTGTGAACATCCCTGATTCATTTATGGATGCGGTTATGGCTGATGGTCAGTGGGACTTAATTGACCCTTCTGATAAAACTGTCCGTGAAACTGTGCAAGCCCGTGGGCTTTGGGAGCGTCTGATTGATACTCGCTTCCGCACTGGTGAGCCATACCTCAACTTCATTGATGAAGCCAACAGGCATCTACCACCAGCCATGAAAGAGCAGGGTCTAAAGATACACGGGTCTAACCTTTGCAATGAGATTCACTTGCCTACATCTGAGGAACGAACAGCAGTGTGTTGTTTATCTAGTGTGAACCTAGAACATTACGAGCATTGGAAAGATACCAGTATGGTAGCTGACCTGATTGAAATGCTGGATAACGTGATTTCATTCTTCTGTTTTAATGCTCCTAAAGAATTGTTTAAGGCTATCTACAGTGCGACACAAGAGAGAAGTTTAGGACTAGGGGCAATGGGGTTCCATAGTGCTTTGCAACGCGCACGTATCCCTTGGGAATCTCCAATGGCTACGTCCTACAACACTGATATGTTTACGCATATCAAAGCTCAAGCTAGAGCTGCTACTGTACATCTGGCCCGTGAGCGTGGTTCTTGTCCTGATGTTGATGGAGTTCGTAATAGTCACTTGTTAGCTATTGCTCCTAACGCCAACTCGTCAATCATTGCTGGCTGTTCAGCATCCATTGAACCTCTAAAGTCTAATGCATTCACACACCGTACCCGTGTCGGAGCGCACCTTGTCGTCAACCCTTACCTTGAAAAGGTAATCTTTGACTATGCATACTTATGGAAGAATGAGTTTGATAGACATAGTTGGATAGAGGAACAATGGACTTCAATCATTCTGCACGAAGGTAGCGTACAGCATTTAGAGTGGATGGATGATTGGGATAAGGAAATTTATAAGACCGCATTTGAACTAGACCAACGCTGGGTTGTAGACCACGCAGCAGAGCGTCAGCCATTTATCTGCCAAGGTCAATCTGTAAACTTGTTCTTCCCTGCTGGGACTGATAAAGCTTACGTCAACGAAGTCCATCTAAGGGCTTTCAACAAAAAATTAAAAGGTTTGTATTATCTTCGTACAAGTGCTGGTGCAAAAGCAGACACAGTAAGCTTCAAGCCTACCCGTATTGCTCTTCAAGACTATGCCGATGATGATGAATGCCTTTCTTGCCAAGGATAACCAATGAGTTTGTTAGACCAATCACCAGCATACAAACCTTTCGCCAACCCTAGCTTTGTCAACCAAGCAATTGAGCATGACAAGCTGGCATGGGGTGAATGGGAATGCGACCTAAATGAAGATGTAGCACAGTGGAAGTCTGGAAAGATTTCCTCCAGTGAGAAAAACTTTATCACCCAAATCCTCCGTCTATTCACTCAGTCTGATGTGATAGTCGGGGGTAGTTATGTTGATGTGTTCTTACCTCGTATCAAAAACAACGAGGCTAGAATGATGATGCTGTCATTCGCACAGCGAGAGACTATCCACATGCGTAGCTATGCATTACTCAATGACACCCTTGGGTTTCCAGAGTCAGAGTACACAGCGTTTCTAGAATATGAAGCGATGGCTGACAAGATTGAGTTTATGCAAACATTTGACCCAGACACTAAGCAAGGCCTAGCCAAGGCGATTGCTCAGACTGTCTGTAATGAGGGCATGAGTCTGTTCAGTGCTTTCGTAATGCTTCTTAACTTCCAACGATTTGGAAAGCTAAAGGGGATGTGTGAGATTGTTGAGTGGAGCATCCGTGACGAGACAATGCATGTTGATGGTATGACTGCGTTGTTCCGTCAGTACATTACTGAAAACCCAGAGGTGGTTACTGATGAATTTAAACAGTCTATCTACGATATGTATCGGACTGCGGTTACGCTTGAAGATAAAGTTATTGATTTGGCGTTTGAACTTGGTGCTATGGAAGGTATCACTCAAATCGAAGTTAAAGAATATATACGCTATATCGCAGATAGACGTTTAATTAATCTTGGACTGAAGCCTAATTGGGATATTGAATTTAACCCACTGCCGTGGCTTGATTGGGTATTGAATGGTGACTCCTTTAAGAATTTCTTTGAGGGTCGTGTTACAGATTACTCAGCAGATGGAATGTCTGGTGACTCATGGGGATGGTAAACATGCCGCGTCAACAACGTAAGCTAAAACCAAAGCGTGATATTAAAGAGAAGTTTATGGAAGAGCGAACCACACGGACAGCACTCCAGCCGAAGAATAAAATGCAAGCAAGGTATATTGAAGCTATTAACAACTTCACTCAAACCATAAGCTTGGGCTGTGCTGGAACAGGTAAGACTTACATAGCAAGCACTATGGCAGCGCAACTCTACATGCAGGGAACCATCAATAAGATAATTCTCACTCGACCAAATGTCCCTTCGTCAAGAAGTTTAGGGTCATTTCCTGGTACTTTAGAAGAGAAGATGGCTCCTTGGACTACGCCTGTGGTAGAAGTGCTTAAGAACTGCATGGGTGGTGCGTATGAGAACGCAGTACGTAAGGGTGCAATCATCGTAGCTCCCTTTGAAACCATGCGTGGGTCCTCATTCAGTGACGCATTTGTCATTATGGATGAGGCACAGAACACAACACCAGAAGAGATGAAGATGTTCACCACCAGAATTGGTGAGAACTGCCGCATCGTAATCAATGGTGACATTGCACAATCAGACATTCGTCAAACCAGTGGCCTATCCACAATCATAGAACTTGCACAACGCTTCAACCTACCAGTACCTGTCATTGAGTTTGGTATTGATGATGTTGTTCGTAGTAAAGAGTGCAAGATGTGGATTGAGGCTTTTCATAAAAGTCAACCAAAGGTTGCGCTATAAGAAGGTTCCTGTATGGACTTAACTGAATTCCCCTATGTTCCTTTAGACCTCGTTGAGCATCTAGAGAAGATAGTCCCCGATTGCGTTCCCCGTCTTGATGATACGGAGCGTGAAATATTTCACAATGTTGGTGCTGTTCATGTTGTTGCTTTATTAAGAATGCAATATGAAGCCCAAAATCAAACAGAACAAATGGAGCATTAATATATGTGTTTTGGCGGATCGAAACCTGCACCTACACCACCACCCCCACCACCTACACCACCACCAGCGGCATTAGCCCCAGAGGTTCCTAAGATTGGCGTTAATGCTGAGAAGGATTCTTCACGCGGACAACAAAATCGTAAGAAGAAAGGCACTAGCTCACTACGCATTGAGCGTTCAGTAGGTGGTACTTCCTCTAGCACTGGCACTAACATCCCAACAAAGTAGGAAACCATGACCTCTATTCGACAACGATATGAAAAGTTGGAGACAGAGCGTACCCCATTTCTAGATAGGGCAAGAGAATGCAGCAAGCTAACTCTCCCTACTTTAGTTCCTGACTCAGGACATAGTGCCAGTAGTAAATTCTATACGCCATTCCAAGGCATAGGTGCGCGTGGTGTAAACAACCTAGCATCTAAATTACTACTAGCATTAGTTCCACCTAACTCACCTTTCTTTCGCTTAACAGTGGACGACTTTAAGTTACAGGAACTCACCCAACAAGAGGGTGCAAGAGCAGAAGTGGAAGAAGCGTTGTCCTCAATTGAACGCGCAGTGATGTCTGAGATTGAATCTAGCTCAGTACGCATTGCAACATTTGAAGCACTTAAACACCTGTTAGTTGCTGGTAATGTATTGCTGTATCTCCCTGAAGCTGAAGGTGGTATGCGTGTGTTCCACATGGACAGGTATGTAATCAAGCGTGACCCAATGGGTAATGCTTTAGAACTTATTACCAAAGAAGACATTTCTCCTGAAACATTATCACCAGAACTACAAGCTTTGTGTGATATGGACCAACAAGAAGGTGAGGTGCATGGTTATGAATCAGTAGAACTCTACACTCGCATTGTCCGTGATGGGAAAAACTGGAAGGTTAACCAAGAGCTTAAAGGAAAGATGGTCCCTGATTCAGAAGGCACATATCCTTTAGATAAGACTCCTTGGATACCTTTAAGACTTTCTCGTATTGACGGAGAATCTTGGGGTCGTGGTTATGTTGAAGAATATCTTGGTGACCTTAAGTCACTAGAAACTTTAACCCAAGCCATCGTTGAAGGTTCTGCGGCATCAGCCAAAGTTCTATTCTTGGTCCGACCCAATGGCACAACCCGTGCGCGTGTTCTTGCTGAAGCACCTAATGGAGCTATCCGTGAGGGTGACGCAAATGATGTGAGTACACTTCAAGTTCAAAAGCAAGGCGACTTCCAGATTGCGTTTCAGACCGCACAGGAAATCAAAGAGCGTTTAGCTTACGCCTTCTTAATGAACTCATCAGTGCAGCGCAATGCTGAACGTGTTACGGCTGAAGAAATCCGATACATGGCAGGAGAATTAGAGGATGCCCTAGGTGGTATCTACTCAATCTTGTCGCAGGAATTCCAGCTACCTTTAGTAAACCGATTACTTTTACAAATGCAGAAGCAACGCAAAGTTCCTTCTCTTCCTAAAGGTATCGTACAACCCACAATCACCACTGGCCTTGAAGCACTTGGTCGTGGACATGATTTAAATAAACTAGCAGCCATGTTGGAACAGCTTGGTCAGTTAGGCCCAGAAACATTAATGAAGTACATGAACATTGGAGATTATATCTCGCGTGTTGGTACATCATTAGGTATTGATATGAAGGGCTTAATTAAATCTGATGAAGAAATACAACAAGAATCTGAACAAGCAATGATGCAACAAACTGGGCAGCAATTAGCACCCCAAGCATTTGATGCTGTTAAAGAACAGATGATGGCGCAACAAGGAAATGAAGAACAGTAATGGTAGAATCAGTCACAATTAAGCAAGAGCCACAACCTGAGTCCCAAGAGCATATTAATGCGATGGTAGCAAAGGCGGACAACGCTCAAAATGAACCTGTTCAGGAGAACCTAGAATCCACAACGGATGAACGGCCTGAATGGTTACCAGAAAAGTTCAAGACCCCTGAAGACTTAGCTAAATCTTATGCTGAGTTGGAGAAGAAGATGTCAAGCGGTGACACTGAATCAGTGAAAACCGAAACTGAAATCCCCTCCAGCGAGGCAGCAGATGTCGTTGAAAATGCAGGGTTAAACTTTGATGCTATGCAAGAAGAATATCAAGCTAATCAAGGTTTAACTGAAGCAACTTATGAGTCATTAGCAAAGTCAGGAATTCCAAAGGAAGTCGTGGACTCATACATCGCAGGTCAAGAGCAGCTAGCTACCTCACTAAGAACAACTATGTTTGACAGTGTTGGTGGTGAAGAAGCTTATGGCTCAATGATGGAATGGGCAAGTACGAACCTGACCGCTAATGAAACAGAAGCCTACAACGACACAATGAACAGTGGTAACTCTGACCAGATTCAGATGACTGTTCATGGTTTAAAGGCACGTTATACAGCCGCCAATGGTAGTGACCCTAAATTGATTAGTGGTGAAACTACTTCTGCAAATGCAGGTGGTCGATTTGATAGCGTAGCCCAACTAACGGAAGCCATGAGGGACCCTCGGTACTCCAAGGATTCAGCATTCCGACAAAGTGTTCAGAACAAACTTTCCAATTCATCAATTCTGTAACACTTTTATAAGTCCTCCTTTAGCCTCGCGGCAGGGAGGCATCCCCCTATTCCAAAAGCCCAAAGCTATTAATGACAAAGAAACATCGCCTCCGAGGAGGGTAACGCTGTGGGAAGTTATTGAGTGCTGGAGCCTCAAGGAACAAAACAACTTGAAACTTCAATCCTCTTTACAAGGTATTAAAAATGAGTAACGCAACTGTATCACGCATCGGACAAGTCAATGGCGCAAACGCCACTGATGCTTTATTTCTAAAATTATTCGCTGGTGAAGTAATCACCCAGTTTGAAGAAAAGAATATCATGATGGGCTTACACCAAGTCCGTACTATCAACAACGGCAAGTCAGCCTCTTTCCCTGTAATGGGTACTGCTGCTGCAGCTTACCATGTAGTTGGTGCTGAGATTCTTGGTGGTTCTGTTAAACACGCTGAGAAGATTATCGCTGTTGACGATTTATTGGTAGCACCTGCCTTCATCTCCAATATTGATGAGGCGAAAAACCACTACGATGTTCGCGCAACCTACACTTCTGAGTTAGGTAATGCGTTGGCAAATGCATTCGATAAGAACGCTTTACGTATGGTAGTGCAAGCTGCCCGTGGTACTGAGACTATCACTGGTACTGGCAAGGCTGGCCTTCAGATTTCTAAGGCTAACTACACTACTACAGCCAACATCATCGCTGCTTTGTTTGAAGCTGCTGAAGAGATGGACAGCAAGGACATCCCTGCTGATGGTCGCGTAGCTGTTGTATCACCTGCTATCTATTACAAGATGGCACAAGACACCACAATCATGAACAAAGATTGGGGTGGTGCTGGTGTTTACGCTGATGCGAAAGTAATCCGTGTAGCAGGCATTGCAATTGTAATGTCTAACCACTTACCTACTGGCAACCAATCTGCAGTAACTGGTGAGAACAATACTTACCATGCAGACTTCACCAAGACCAAAGCTGTTGTATTCCATGCATCTGCTATCGGTACTGTTAAGTTGATGGACTTGGCACTTGAGTCTGAGTACGACATTCGTCGTCAAGGCACTCTATTCGTTGCTAAGTACGCAATGGGTTCTGGCGTATTACGCCCAGAATGTGCCATTGAATTAAAGCTTACATAAGCTAAAACATAAAAGGGGAACTTCGGTTCCCTTTTTTTTAATATTTCAAAGGCCGCAATATGTCACTAGCACCTACGACTGAACTAGAAGCAGTCAACACAATGCTGAATACTATTGGTGAAGCCCCTGTAAACACGCTAGTCAATATGACTTCTGTGGATGCAAGTTCGGCTTTGTCAATTTTAAACTCAGTGAACCGCGAGGTTCAAAGCCAAGGGTGGTTCTTCAATACTGAATACAATTACCCATTAACTCTTAACCAAGATTCAGAACTACCATTACCAGCCAACACGCTCTCAATGGATTCTACTGAAGAGTCTGAAAAGCATGATGTTGTTCAGCGTGGATTCAAAGCATATGACAGGCTCAATCACACATTCACTTTTGCTGAAACAGTCAAAGCTGACCTAGTAGTGTTATTAGATTTTAGTGACATACCAGAGGCAGCAAAGCATTACATCGTTATTAGAGCATCAAGAATTTTCCAAGACAGAACACTAAGCTCAGATTCTCTACACGGAATGAATCGTGAAGATGAATACGCAGCATTAACAACACTACGCCTTAAGGAATCAGAGAATGCAGATTACAACATTCTTACAGGTAACTATTCCGTAAGCCGAATACTAACGAGGTAACACATGGGACTTGTAAGCAGTTCAATACCTAACCTAGCTAATGGTGTCTCGCAGCAGGCCGCTAGTGTCCGTCTTATGTCGCAAGGCCAAGAACAGATTAATGCATTTAGCTCAATCATAAGTGGACTTAGAAAGCGTCCACCTACAGAACATATGGCTACACTAATATCCAATGCTTCTGCTAGTGATAATTATTTTATACATACTATTAATAGGGATGTGACTGAGCGTTACTTGGTATTAGCAACCAACACGGGCCTCCGTGTATTTGACTTTGCAGGCACTGAGTTTACTGTGAACACCCCATCAGGATATGCATACCTTGCTACAGGTAACCCTCTTACTGATTTTAAAGCAGTTACTATTGCTGATTACACTTTCTTATTAAACAAAACTATAACCACCGCTACCATTGCAACTACTACGACAGCCCCTTACCCTGATGGTGTTGTCCATGTGAGGCAGGGTAACTATGCTACAGACTACAAAGTCCTTATAGATGATGTGGTGAAGGCTAGTTACACAACATCTGCAACTGATGTAACAACATTGAAGACTAACGGAATTGCTCAGAACTTAGGCAACCAGTTAGTTAACTCTTTAGGAAGTGCCTATACCCTTACTCTTAAAGGCAACGCTATAAGAATTCAGCGTACAGATGGTAATGACTTTACTTTAACAACTGAAGATTCCTTCGGTAACAAAGCATTGATACCAGCTAAAGGTTCTATCCAAAGATTCTCTGACTTACCAGCACAAGCATTCAATGGTTTTCAAATTGAAATCATTGGTGAGAAAGCTTCAGACAGTGATAATTACTATGTTGAATATGAACAGGGTGATGATGCTGTTGGTGTATGGAAAGAGACTGTTGGTATAGGCGCAGACAACACAATCAACCCTGCAACTATGCCGTGGAAACTTGTGCGTAATGCGGACACATCATTTACTTTTGAACCAAACACATGGGGAAGGCGATTAGCTGGAGATTTAATATCTGCTCCTGAACCTAGCTTTATTGGGCGCAAGCTTAATGATGTTTTCTTCCACAGAAACCGCTTTGGTGTGATTGCTGATGAGAATGTAATCTTTAGTCGCTCTGGTAAATACTTTGATTTTTACCCTGAGACTGTAACCACCTTGCTTGCAACAGACCCTATTGATGTGGCAGTTAGTCACACAAAGGTATCTATACTCAGACACGCTATTCCATTTAACGAGACATTGCTTCTATTCTCTGACCAAACCCAGTTCACTTTAAGTGCTGGAGACTCATTGACTCCTGAAACTGTGTCCATAAATCAGACGACTGAATATGAATCTTCTTTACAAGCAGAGCCTGTTGGTGCTGGTGAGTATGTTTACTTCGCCACTAACAGAGAGGGCTTCACAGGTATTCGTGAGTTCTTCGTTCAAGCAGATACTGCAAGCAACATCGCTATTGATGCGACCCTCAATGTACCTCGTTATATAAAAGGTAAAGCAACCTCAATGGTATCTAACACCAACGAGGATATGTTGTTTGTTCTTACTGATGGTACGTTCACAACGCCAACTTGCTATATCTATAAATACTTAAGACAACAAGGTGAAGCACTGCAGATTTCTTGGTCCAAATGGGAGTTCCCTAACTGTGACAAGATACTCAGCATAGGAACAATAGAGTCTACTGTTTACTGGGTAATGAAGCGTGGTGCGCTTATCACTTTAGAAAAGATGCAATTACAAGAGTCACCTGAAGTTACTGCTACAGGTAAGATGGTATATCTTGATGCACTTCGTACAGGAACTAATGAACTGACAAACCAGAGCGAAGTGTCTATTGATGGTGAAAGCTTTGTTGGTTATCCATACACGATGTCTTATACATTCTCTACTCAGTACAAACGCTCTCAAGGCATAGGCGGTAGTCAGCTTACTGATACTTCTGGAAGGCTACAGATGCGTAGCTTCAAGATACTCTATGAGAATACAGGACGCTTTACTGTGAACACAGCTTCACAAGGAGCGACTAACTCTTATGAGTACACAGGAGAAGCTTTAGGTCTTCAAACATTAGGCCAAGTGTCTCTTGAATCAGGCGTGTTTGCGTTTCCTGTTCAATCTAAAAATGACCGATTAACCATCACAGTAAGTAATGCAACCCATTACCCATCTGCATTTCAATCAGCAGAATGGACAGGGTTCTACACCACTCTATCTAGGAGAATATAAATGGTAGCAAGCGTAAGGCTAGCAACAGTGAACGACTGTAATACGTTAGGCCCACGCTTGCGCGATGCCGATGTCCATGAGTTAAAAGTCTCCTGTGGTTTAGAACCTATTGAGGCTTTGACTCAGGCGATGATTGACTCTGATGATGCATACGTTGCAGTGGATGAACAGGGCATTCCTATCCTAATGTTTGGGGTAGTTAATGCATGCCAGGATTTTGTAGGGGTCCCGTGGATGTTAGGAAGTGCAGGCATCTATCAACACACTAGACAGCTTAAAGCTGAATGCAAGCACTGGCTAAATGTGGTCCATAAGGACTACGACTTGCTATTTAATTATGTCCATTCAGAGAACCCAAAAGCAATACGATGGCTTCAATGGATGGGCTTCACTATGGTCCGTCTTCTCCCTTATGGGGTGGGACAGGAACCCTTCTATGAATTTATAAAGGTTAAATGAAATGTGCAACCCACAAGCAATTGTAGCAGTAGGCTCTGCTGTTATGAAGCATCAAGAAAAGCAAGACCAAGCAGATGCACAGAACAAAGCAGCGCGTGAAGATTATTTCCAAAAAGTAAAACAGACTCAGCTAGCGACACTACAAGAACAAACATCATTATCAGCTTCTTTATTTGAAGACACTCTCGTTGCCAAACAGAATCAGGCCACTATTTATGCAGGCCAAGAATTTCAAAGTGGTTCATTAGTTGGTGCGTTGTATAGAAACCAAAGAGCAATTGAAGCTCGTAACGCAAACAACATTGAGGATAACTTTTCTATGGGTGTTCAGCAAAGGCAATATGAAATGCAAGGCTACCAAAAACAATCTGATGGTCGCAGTGTGCAGGGTCCTAGTCCATTTGTTACAGGCCTAGAAATCTATGATGGTTACAACAAGAGTAAAGACTAATGGCTCGACAACAATTACAGGTAACTGCTCTTCAACCAAAGGCAAGAGCAATGGACACTTACATGCGTCCAGAGGTTCAAAAGAATGCAGACGCTATTGGTAAGCTTCTTCAGTCTATAGACAAAACAGACAATGACCGCGCTATAAAGAATGCAGAGATTAATGCAGTAACTGAAGCTTTAGGCAAAGGCCCAGAAGACCTTCATAGCAGAGTAGGATTTGCAAGCACAAGGCCTGATGCAGTTGCCTACAGGTTTGAGCAACGTGGATTGAGATATGCCCTTGACTCATTACCAGAAATGGAATCTGCCTATCAGGAATTCCTTTTAGGTTCTAATGATATGGGTACTGACATCGAGCCTTTTCTTGATGGGCTGTATGGTGGAGTATTATCTAAGATTAACAATGGTGGCGGTAGTCAGTTCTTAATGGCTGGCGCAAGTGAGACTCTTGTGAATGCCAAGATTGACATGCAGAAAAGACACATGGAGTACATTGATAAAAGAGCCAGAGATGAAACAATGGAAAACCTGTCAATGCGTGTGGATGGTATTGTTCATCAGAAGATTAAATACAACCATCCTGATGAGGGTGGTGAAGCCTTCCCATCTCAACCATTACCTGACCGCATTAAAGATATGGATTCATTAGCTGTTGAAATATCACAAACAACTCACCTAACAAAGGGAGAGGCTAACAAAGCTGTGTTTAATTCATTACTTGCAATGGCTGCTGGTAATGAACCTGAGAATGCTGAAAGGTATCTCCACATGGCAAAGCTAGTAAGGTATGCAAAAGGAAAGAATGGCGAGTTAAGGCCTGAAGCATTTGAAGCAATTCAACAGGCAGAATACGCTGCAGATTCTAAGATTAACAGTAAGGCAATTGCTGACGCTGCTGCACAAAAAGCAGCACAAGCAAAAGCAGCAAAGGGCGCATACTCAGACTTTATAACTTCATTAACTGAAACTGAAGACAGAGTGACTCAACTTACTCCAGAGACAATTCAATACCTAGTTGACAACGCTGACATGACTCCTGAAAAGATACAGGCAACCATGACTGCTGTTAATAAACTCACAGGTGGAACAGAGAGCAAGCCACAAGAGATGGCATTTATTAGTTTCTCTACAGCACTTATGTCAAATCGTCAAAACCCAAATATTGTTGCTTCATACGCTGAATTAATGAAAGCAGTTGCTAACGAAGACATTCATCCTTCTAGATTAAAAGAAGTGCAAGCCATGCTGAAAGGAATTGAGCAAGCTGCTCCATTAATTAACAACCTGCTAAACACACAGCCCAGAGGTTTATGGGTTTCAAGCATTGTTAAAATGGAAGATGAATTTGACAGAGGTGGACTTGCTTTAAAAGCAGAGCTTACTGGTAAATGGAATGATGAATTTAATAAGCTTATAGACCAGCATTATGAAGAAGAGGGTGCAGTGGCTCCTTCTACTACTCAAATGCAAAGAATGTCGGAACATGTAAAGAATGTCATGGACACTAATTACAAAGAGTTAGTTGATGAAAGAGCAGAAGAAGATGCTGCTTACAAGGACTACAAGCTTGGTGTAAATGCAGCAATAAAGACTTCTGAAAATAGTAATGTTGGAGATGACAAACTAAACATAGGAGGCGAAGCCGCAGACTATCTTATCGACTCGACAATAGGAACATCTGGTTTGACGCATTGGTCTGGTGAGTTACCTACCGACATAATTCATGCCAATATCGAAGATGTCATGAGAAGGGCTGCTTTGTTTAATCCAGCAAAGGAATTTACTTTAGAGGAAGCTAAATCTTTAGAGGAAGAACTCCTAGTAGGAAAGACCAACGCAGAAATGTTTGATTTACAATTCGGTGATGGCGCATTCGCCCGTTACTATAAAGAATATGGCCCTCCTTTAAGGCTATCAACTTATAAGGCCAGCCTTACGGAGTAAACAATGGCTACAACAACAACCAAGTATGACCCTAATTATGTATCACCATATATTGGCCCTAAGAAAAAAGAAGAAGAAGTAGGTGATGTTCCTGAATTAGAAAGCACCTATGTTTCACCTTACACAACACCTAAACAAAATACTTCAACTGTTTACAACGAGGAAACTTTCCACGCTGATGCTCAGTCTATAGCTGATTCTAGGGTGTTAGCCAGTAAGTTTATTAAAGCACCAAAGCGTCAGTCTGAAACTCAAGGCCAACACATTGCTGCAGAAATGGCACAAGGAATGCCTGCTCGTAGTATAGAGAGCATTCAGGCAACTCTTAGTGATGAAAAAGCTTCTGAAGCTGATTACCAAGCACAGCACATTCAATCATTAAGCGATGGTGATTTCACACGCGAGAGTTTAGATTGGTTAGGCACTACACGCTGGAACATGGTTAAGACAGGTGAGCTAGCGTTTAGTGTTGCTGATTGGTCTGATGAAGAACAGCAGGCCCTTGTTCGCCTTATGGCTAACTATGAGGAACTACCTACTTCATGGAAGACTACTGGTCGTGCTGTTGAAGGTTTAGCTACTGACATGACTACTTATGTAGGCTTGGGATTTGTTCTTAATACACTCTCTAAGATTGCTTTAAAACCTGCTGCAGGTGCATTGGTCCGTTCACTTCTTAAAACGACAAAAGGTGCAGGCACAGTAGGAGCTATTGAGGTTGGTGCTTACATGGGTGCTGACAACCTACTCAACCAGAAGATAGATGTTGAGACAGGTCAGCGAGATAACTATGACTATGTAGAAACAGCAGCCTACACTGCGGCTGGTGCTGCTGGTGGTTATATAATTATTGGTGGACTAACGGCACTCACTCTTCGTGGAGCATCTAAAGGTTTATCTAAGAATGCTGATGAGGTTGTTGATGAAGCAGTACCTGTAGCTGATGAGGTTGTTGAACTCAGTGATGAATCTGTTGATGAAGTCATTGAAGCTGCACCAACGCAGGTTGATGAAACTGGTGACTTAGTTGATGACTTAGACACAGTGTCTGATGATGATTACTTTGATGAGTTGGTCGGTGAGCTTGGTGATGACATCCCTGAAGATGACTTGGCGTTTCTATCTCGTAACATTGATGAAGACTATGCTGAAGAACTTGCATCTTCTGCTGCCAAAGGCGCAGATGATTCAGGTGAATATGTCGTTGAAGAGTTAAAGCCAACAACAGTAATGCCACAAGGATTAGCAGGTGCAAAGCCTCGCTATAACTATGGTCAGGATTCTTACGATGTTAAGTTTGAAAGTGATGTTGATAAAGCACTCTATATTGTAGCTGGTAAAGGTGAGTCTAAATCTCATAGTGAGTACATGCGTTTCTTACGCGGTGTGTTCCCTAATAAGTCAGTTGAAGAAATCAAAGAGATGGGTGCTTCTGTCAAGGCTGACATAAAAGAGTCTGCTAAAAACAAAGACTCTGATTTAGATGGTGACCTAGTATTAAATGCTAAGTATGAGCCAACTAAGAAGCCTAGACGCCCTAAAGGTGAAAGCAAATCACTTGATGAAAAGCCTAAGATGTACGATGAATCTAACACTAAGGCAATGCCCTACAACATCAACCGAATGAAGACAGCACAGGACACTAAGAACTTAGTTCTAGAGCGTTCTGAACAACATCGAAAGATGAACCCACTTGAAACTAAAACTCTGGATGAAGTTACTGAGGAAGGTAAGATAGCTGCTAAAGAATTAGCAGAAGCTACGGGTGGCGACTTAACTGAAATCGTTAAGAGTCTTAGGGGTGATGTAGTTGAAATGGCTGCTATTGTAAACCGAATTAAAGCTACCCGTGATTTGCATGTTTGGACATTTGAAAAAATGAAAGAGCTTGCTTACAAGCATAAAGAAGAAGGTGGCCTAAGTGGTTTAGAGCAAGGTGAGTTAGTTAAAGTAGTTCAAATGATTAACCAACTTGTTCCCCTAACCATCGACCAATCTGCAGGTGCTTCCAGAGTCCTAGGCTCAAGAAGGGCTATGGCTATATCAGACGATAGTTTAATTCGTGGAGGTATGGACCCAGATGCACAGGTTGCTGGTAAGCAAAGTGCGGAGGAAGCAATTGCGGAAGCTGAAGCTGAAGTGTTACTACCTGAACTAGATGCAAATGCAATAGAAGCTATAGCTAATGGCAATGGTCCTTTTGTTATAAAGGCGTTGGTTAACTCTATTATAGATGGCCTTGAAAGCGGAAGGATTAAGAATCCTAGAACAGCTAAAGAGGCTTTAGTTCCCTCTAAAGTTAAGCGCATTATCGCTGAGATAAACCGCGTCCGTGCTGGTTCAATGTTGGGTGGATTAACCACCATGACAATGGCTGTTGTGTCTAACCATTTCCATATGATTTATGAGCCTGCACTTGAATATGCAAGCCGATATAACTTTGGATTGACCAAGGCATCAAGGGCATCACAGGGTGCTGATAAGTTAGCCCGTGCTAGAGCATTAGCACAATACTCTGGCAACATGCAGTATTACTTGCAAGGTTGGAAAGAAGCAATGAAAGCTGTAAGGCTTGGTGTTCATCTTACTGACCCTAACGTAACTCACATGGAGTCTAGTGCAAACCTAGCAGGCAACAAAGGTAAGTCTAAGAAGCGTATTATTTATGAGAACATCACAGGCTATGCACACACTGTGCTTATGGCATTGGATGAACAACATAAATTTACACGCGCTCATTCTCTAGCATTTGCTGACGCAGTAGTTGAAGCTAAGAAATTAGAGATGAAAGCTGCTGAACAAGGAAAGGTTGCATTTAAAGAAGGTAGTGCTGAAGCTGAGTTATTTATACAGCAACACATTGCTAGAATGTTTGATGAGCATGGTGCAGTTAGAACAGTTGATGATACGGGTACACCACAAGGCAAGGCTGATGCAAAGTTAGGTGAAGCTATTATGCGCGAGATACGCATGGAGACTTTTACTGAAGAACTTGTTGGTCTTGTAGGTAAAACAGTTAATGGTATAGCTGGAGCAGGCGGTGGTGCTGGTGCGTTTATTCTTCCATTTAGACGCGCGCCAGTTAACTCTATTTCCTATGCACTGCAGTACGCACCTATACCTGAATCTATATTTGGCATGCCTGTTATGAGATTTATCTCTGCAAAGCAAGATGCAATACTTAGGTCAGGCGATGAAGTGCAGATAGCTAAACTACGCATGCGTAAGAAAGTCGGAGCAATGGCAGGTGCATACTTATGGTATAAGGCTGACTCTGGTGAATTAACTGGTGGTGGTCCTAGTGACTACAAAATGCAGCAAGCTTGGATAGAGGCAGGAAATAAGCCGTACTCAGTAAAGATTGCTGGTACTTGGATTCCTTATGCAAAGATTGAACCTTTCTCTACTGTGATGGGTGTGATGGCTAACTCTCATTACATCTGGAAGATGGACCCAGAGAGATTTCAAGATGGAACTGCTCATGTTGTTGAGGCTGTGCAAGTTGCTTTAGTACAAAGCATACTTAATAAAGCTTACTTCTCTGCTATAAACGATTGGATGAAGTTAATGGCTGGTGAGGACAACAAGCTCATAACCACAAGAGATGCTGCAATAACATCCTTTGTTCCTAACGCACTGAACCAGATGAACTCTGACCCTAATGTTCGTGAAGCTACGGACTTACTAGAGAAGGTACAGCGTAAGATAGATGGATGGTCCCAAGAACTTGGGGCGCAGTATGACATTACAGGTCAGCCTATGTTGAAGCCTAATGATGGGTGGAATCTATTTAAGCAGCCTAATGTTCGTGCAGATGAATCAAGTGTGGCGCAAACTGTTATGACAGAAATCTATGACTTGCGAGTTGTGCAAGATAAAGATGGATTGTTAGGTCCGCCACCAAGGAATCTAAGTGCAGGTCGCAAAGATTATCGTGAGGTTTATGATAGGAATGAAACTGAATCTGTGTACGCCAAGTACAACAGATTTATCGGTGAAGTTACTATAAAAGGCATGACTCTTGAAGAAGCTCTATACGATAAAATAACTTCTAACCAATACCAGAGTAAACCTAAATCACCTTACCTTGATGTTGACTCACCTCATATCGGAATCTTGTCGGAGATTATTAAAAAATACAGAAAGAAAGCCAAGAGTAGGCTGCTTGATGAGTCCGATGCTTTCAGAGAACTTTATGATGTCCTTGAAGACAAGAAGCGTGAAGTTAAATATGCACGTTAACTAACCATACCAAGCCCCTCAGTCGAGGGGTTTCTTTTATCCCCCCTTATTTAAACATAGAGAATTATAATGGCCTTATCCTTTGTGACATACACAGGTGACGGGAGCAATAGAATATTTAACTTAACATTTACCTACCTTCAACAAGCAGAAGTAGGTGTTAAAGTTAATAATGTTGCTGTCACATTTACATGGCTAGACTCTAGCAGAGTTCAGCTAACAACAGCACCAGCATCAGGAGCAGTAGTCGAAGTACGCAGAACATCTTCAAGAACAGCGCGTGTTGTTGATTTTCAAGATGGTGCTGTGCTTACAGAAGCGGCTCTTGATGCAGACAGTAACCAACTGTTTAACCTATCACAAGAAGCTTTTGATGCTTCAGATTCAGCGGTAAAGCTTGATTCAGACAACGTGTTTACTGCAGCCAATAAGCGCATTAAGAACGTAGCTGACCCTGTTAACGCACAAGACGCTGTTACTAAGACATGGGCAGAAACTGGTCTAACTTCACAGCTTAGTTCAGCGACTGCTCAAGCAGTTATAGCAACAACTAAGGCTGCTGAAGCTGCTACGTCTGCGACTAACTCAGAGACATCTAAGACTGCTAGTGGTGTAAGTGCTACTGCATCTGCTGCATCTGCAACTGCTGGTGCTGCAAGTGCTGCAACCGCAACTACCCAAGTTACTTTAGCTACTGCACAGAAAACTATAGCAACAACCAAGGCTTCAGAGGCCAGTGCGTCAGCAACAGCTTCAGCAACTAGTGCTACAGCATCTGCCGCTAGTGCAGCAGCGAGTGCAGCGAGTGCAGCATCTATAACGGGTGCAGAATCAACGGCAACCACTAAGGCTAGTGAATCAGCAGCAAGTGCAACAGCATCTGCTAACTCTGCCGCAGCAGCAGCCGCAAGCTTTGACTCGTTTGACGACAGGTATCTAGGGGCTAAAGCGTCTGAACCATCCGTCAATAATGATGGTGACGCTCTAGTGGCTGGCAACCTCTACTTCCTAACGGGAACGGGTATGCAAGTCTACGATGGGTCTAACTGGATTGCAGCAAGTTCTAGTGGCAACGTGTCTCTGTACTCCTATGAATACATTGCCACCGCAGGACAGACAAGCTTCTCAGGAAGTGACGTAAATGGTCAGACTCTAAGCTACACAGCTAATAATATTCATGTGACTTATGGTGGCTTGGACATTCCTAAAGCAGACTATGTGGCGACAAACGGAACTACAGTTGTCCTAGACGATGGGGCGGTAGTAGGCACGATTGTACGCATAGTAGCGTTCCAATCATTCGTAGTAGCTAACACCTATACACAGGCACAAGCTGACGCACGTTATAAAGCGATTGGTGCGAGTGAAGGTGGGCCTAGCTTGGGCCTCAATTCAATTATCAGAACCAACGCAAACACAATCAGTGAGAACATAACAATTCCTGCTAACACAAACGGAATGAGTGCAGGGCCAATCACTATTGCGAATGGCAACACTGTAACTGTTACAGGCACTTGGAGTATCGTATGAGTAC